GCACAGAAAAAAATCACTGTTGCCTTGAGCAACGCCGAGACTGATGTTCGCAAGGCTTGCCTGGGTGCAAAACGCCACGCCGAATCCAAGCTGGGCGGTGTGATGGTCACGGGCTTCCGCTCTTTCTGCGGGCCTGATTGGTTCGATGCCTTCACAGGCCATGAAAACGTCAAAAAGGCCTTCGAGCACTATCAGGAAGCTCAGGACCGTATCGGCGGAGATATGCGCTCCGGCTTCACTTTCGGTGGCATCGAGTTCATCGAATACGACGTTACCGTCAGCGGCCAGCGTTTCATTCCGGCCGATATCGCCCAGGTGTTCCCGGTGGCCCGTGGCGTTTTCCGTATGTTCAACGCCCCGGCCAACTACAACGAAACCGTCAACACCTTGGGCCAGCCGTTCTACAGCAAGGCTGAAGAACGCAAACTGGGCAAAGGCTGGGATTTGGAAGCCCAGGCCAACCCACTCGCCATGTGCTTGTTCCCAGAAGCCCTGGTCGAGCTGAAGGTGGGCTGACCTATGCGCTACTGCACCCGCGCCGACATCGGCAACGCCGTACCAGAGATGACGCTGATTCAGCTCTCCAACGATGATCCGGCTGCCGAGCTACCCAATGAAAGCGTCATTGAGGACGGCGTACGTCAAGCGGAAGAGTTGGTGGATGGCTACCTTCGGGGCCGCTACAACCTGCCGCTCGATCCGGTGCCGACGGTACTGCGGGATGCAGTGGTCTACTTGGCGCGGCACTGGCTGTATCAGCGTCGCCCCGAGGGCGCATTGCCCGATGCGGTGAAGGACAGTCGCAAGGACACCATCAAGCTCTTGGAAAGTATCCGCGATGGCGTAGTCACCTTGGGCATGCCCGGTGGTCAGGCTACGCCAGAGCCTGGTGAGATTCGTGTCCGCGCACGCCGACAGCAGTTCGGTAGCGATCTATGGGAGCGCTACTGATGAGCGCAGCCCCGCCCAAAACCCAAACCGAACAGCTACTCGATGCGATGCGTACCCGACTGCAGGGTCAGTTCGGCAAGGAGTTGATGGTCGAGCTGTTTCCCGAGAATCCAGCGGGTTATCGCCTCAACCATCCGCGTGGGGCGATCTTGCTGGCTTACGGAAAATCAACCTTCGGTGGGTCCGAAGCCGGTGATGCGATGTTCCAGGCACGCAACATTGTCATCAGGTTGACCCTGGTGTTTCGTCAACTCAATGGCAAGGACGGGGTGATCAGTTCCCTCGACCAGATCCGCACTTGCCTGACGGGCTGGTTTGCGCCGCATTGCGATCAGGCATGCCGCCCTGTTGCTGAGCAGTTCATCGGCCAAATGAGTGGGCTCTGGCAGTACGGTCAGGACTTCTCCGTACGGGCCACGCAGGTGCAAGCCCCATTTCCAAGCGGTCCGCCGTTATCACCCAACCTCCAATTTGAGGAACCACAATGAAGCTTGCCCGTTACATCTACACCGGGCCGCCAAGCGCCGCCTCTCTGCGGGTAGGCGAAGCCCGCGAATTGCTTGAAGTGCAACTGCTCCCAGGCAAACCCGTCGGGCTGCCGGCCGATCACGAGTACACCTTGGTGTTGTTGGAACTCAAGCACCTGGTACTTGCACCACCTGACGCGAAACCTGTCAGCAAGACTGCAGTTGCGCCTCAGAATTCTGGACAGGAGTAAGGCCCATGTCTGCTAACTATTTGCACGGCATTGAAACCACCGAAGTCGAGCGTGGCCCTCGGGCTATTCGGGTGGTCAAGTCAGCGGTGATCGCCCTGGTCGGCACCGCGCCTATCGGACCGGTCAATGAGCTGACCTTGTCCTTGAACGATAAAGACGCGGCTCAGTTCGGTGCGCATCTAACCGGCTTCAGCATTCCCGAAGCGCTGGAGGGCATCTATGATTTCGGCACCGGCACGGTGCTGGTGATCAACGTGCTTGATCCAGCGGTTCACCGCACCAATGTCGCTGACCAGGTGAAACAGTTTGGGGATAACGACCTGCTGCAGCTGGAGCACGGAGCGTTACAACTTCTGCATCTGAAGTCCGCTGAGGGTGATACCCCGTACGAACTCGACACGGACTACACGGTGACCATGCTCACCGGTCGCGTGAAGCGCCTGGCAACGGGAGCCATTCCAGCCAACGGCCAAGTGAAGGCCAGCTATACCCATGCCGACCCGAGCAAAGTCACGCCTGCCGATATCATCGGTGGCGTCACCATTGCCGGACGGCGCACTGGCTTGAAGGCCTTCCAGGACAGCTACAACACACTCGGTTTCTTTGCGAAGATTTTCATCGCACCAGGCTTCAGTACCTTGAACTCGGTGGGTGTCGAATTGGCTGCCGAGGCTATCAAGGTCGGCGGCGTTACCTACCTCGACGCGCCTATTGGCACCACGGTGCAGCAGGTGATCGCCGGTCGGGGTCCAGCAGGCAATATCAACTTCAACACCAGCAGCGACCGCGTACGTCTGTGCTATCCGCACGTCAAGGTGTACGACGCTGCAACTGATGGTGAGCGTCTGCAACCGCTGTCGATCCGCGCCGCAGGATTGCGTGCCAAAGTCGACAACGACAAGGGTTACTGGTGGAGCAGCTCCAACCAAGAGCTGATTGGTGTGATTGGCCTGGAGCGACCATTGACCGCTCGGGTGGATGACGCGAGCAGCGAGGTCAACCTGCTCAATGAAAATGGCATCACCACGGTGTTCAATTCGTTCGGCACCGGCCTGCGCTTGTGGGGCAACCGAACCGCCGCCTGGCCTACCGTGACGCACATGCGCAACTTCGAAAATGTTCGTCGCACCAAGGATGTGGTGGATGAATCGATTCGTTACAGCTCACTGCAGTTCGTGGATATGCCCATCATTGGCTCGTTGATTACCAGCATCACGGAAAGCGTCAACTTGTTCCTGCGCAAGCTGACTATCGACGGGGCTTTGGTCGGCGGCGAGTGCTGGTATGACCCAGCACGTAACCCACAGACAGAGCTGGAACTGGGCCATGCGCTGTTCAACTACAAGCTGACTGTGCCGTTGCCGTTCGAACGCGGCACCTTTGAAACTGAAATCACCGGGGAATACCTGGTCAACCTGGGAGCCGCATAAATGGCAGGCTTTAGTGCACACCGCGTTTCCAACGCTGCGATCTATCTGGATGGCGCGAGCTTCTTCGGCCGTGCAGAAGAGATCGACCTGGGCTCGATCAAGACTGTGGCCAGTGACTTTCAGGGGCTGGGCATGGTTGGCCTGATCGAGCTACCTGACGGGCTCGATAAGCTGGAAGGCAAGATCACCTGGAACAGCATGTACTACGACGCCGCAGTCAAGCTGGTCACGCCATTCAAGAGCGTCCAGTTGCAGTGCCGCTCCAACGTCCAGGTCTTCAACAACGGCGGCCTGGTTGACGAGATCGCGTTGGTCACGATGATGACCATCACCGGCAAGGAGTATCAGCTGGGCAGTCATAAACCGCGAGACCCGACCAAGTACGAGACACCGTTTTCGGCGACGTATGTTCGACAGGTGCTCGATGGGCAAGAGGTGGTTTTGCTGGATTACCTGGCCAACATCTTCCGCGTGGGCGGTGAGGATCAGCTTTCCAAGTACAGGCAGAACATCGGGCAGGCATAAATAAACTAAAGGCAGTCAACTTACCAGTTGACTGCCTTTTTAGTTACTCCGTGATCGCATTCGGTGCTGCGTTGTAGAGCTTCAGAGTTTGTAGCGTGGCGACGTAATAGCCACCTTTTTCCCTGATGAAATTTTCGGCTTCAAGCCACTGAAGCAGGCTGCTAAGAACCTGCTCATCTTGGGATTTCTTGTAAAACGTAGTTGTCCCGAGGAAGCCATTTTCGGATGTTTGGCGCTCACCTTTCGGAAGCTCAAATGTCTCAGCGGTAATCTTTACCGGCACGGGACAAACGTCCACCAAAAGCTCCAAGGTTTTTCGAGCTAGAAGATTAAATAGCTCTTTGTTGTCGTCACTCATACTTGCCTACTCCTTAGGACTAAAAAAACGCAGTTGAATGGGGGATGTTAGGGCAATTTTCCGAGACGCGCAGTCTCTTTAAACTCGATTAAAAGTCAGCGCCACGACCAGGTGCGATGCTCAGGGCTCGTTCATAGCAGTCGATCAGACCGACAACCTGGAGCAGCAAAGATGGCCGAAACAATCAGCTTGACCCTCAAGTTCCCTTTCAAGAGTGCCAGCGGCGAGACGATCTCGAAGCTGCCTATCAAGCGTCTCAAACGCAAAGACATCAGCGCCGCTCAGGCAGTGACAAAAGATGAAGCAGGTCTGGAAGACATGCTCGTAGCCAAGATGCTGGGTATCACACTGGAGGACCTCGGTGAGTTCGATATCGCTGACTCTAAGTCAGCCACCGAGGTGTTGCGGGAAATGTCCAATGGAGGAGACCTTGCTGCAGTCCTGGGACGAAGCGCTGCTGCTCGTGCTGAGGATGCAGCCGTCTGAGATCGTCCGACTGGACATGGTGGACTATTGGCGCTGGGTGGAAACATGCAGGCGCGAGATCAATCGTCGCATCGAACTCGCCGAGCAGATGAAGAACTGATCATTACCACCAGTCCGACCACCACTCCCGCCAACAACGCGCCGCCCGCTGCAATAGGGGCGGCCACCAAGGCCAGCAATGGCAAGCCCAGACAGAACATCAAAACCGCCGCCCACACTGGCAGGTTCGTCAGGCACAGCCAGGCAAGCCAGATCACACCGATGCCGATGACCAGTGCATAGAGGGTTTTAGCGGTGCGTAAAGCGGTCTTCTCAAACATGCTCACAGCGTAGCAAATTATGGCTAATGAAGTTCTGGTTGGACTAAAGATCGGGGCCGCTGTATCGGGCAGCCTGAGTGCCGCATTCGGCTCGGCCAAGTCGACTGTGCAGCAGCTTGGTCGTGCTACTGATGGATTGACGGCCAAACAGAAGCTCATCGGCACCGAGCTGGCGGCGTCGTTGGCTCGCGGTGGTACCGGCATCGAGCGCATGCGTCGCCAGTATGACCAGGTCGGCCGTACGATTGATCAACTCAAGGTCAAGCAAGAGCGTCTCAACACCAGCATCGCCCGTGGTGAAACCCTTAAAAACAAACGAGGTGAGTTGCGTGGCCAGGCCATGGAAACCGCAGGAACGGCAGCGGTGCTTGGCGCTCCAGTTGTCCAGTCCATGCGTACGGCTATCGACTTCAAAGACCAGACCAATGACATCGCAATCACGGGTGGCTTCGATGCAGCGGAGGAGGCACAACTCGGAAACGTAATGCGCGGTTCCGCACTTAAGTGGAATCAAACCCAAGCAGACGTTGCCGCAGGCACAGCGGTGTTGATCGCTGGCGGGATCTCCAGCGCCAAGGAACTGGCCGCCTATGCCCCTGTGATGGCCAAAACGGCTACCGCCACGCGTGCCAGCATGGACGATCTGGGCTCGGTGGCCATCGCACTGAATGACAACCTCGGAATTGGCGCCGCCGGGCTTGAACGTTCAATGAACATGCTGGCCTTTGCCGGCAAGAGCGGTCAGTTTGAATTGGCTGACATGGCTAAATGGTTGCCGCAGCTCACGCCACAGTTTGCGGCCTTGGGGATCACAGGTGAGCGCGCTGTTGCCGAGATCGGTGCCTCGCTACAAATCGCCCGTAAGGGCGCCGGTAGCAACGATGAAGCGGCTAACAACTTTAAAAACTTCCTTTCGAAACTGACCGCGAAGGACACTCTAAAGTCCTTTGAGGGCGCAGGGATTGACCTCACCGCGTCAATGAAGAACCTGGTTGGAAACGGACTTACTCCGGTCCAGGCGATGCTGGAAGTCATCACTCAGTATGTAGGAAGCAAGGGGCCTGAGGCCGCCGGTAAATTTCAAAAAGCCATGGCGATCAAGGACGACGAAGAGCGGCAGATCGCCCTCAATCGATTGAACGAAGCTTACAAGTTGGGGGAGTTGTTTGCTGACCAGCAGGTTCTCTCATTCGTCCGCCCGGCTATGGCCAACAAAAAGGAACTTGCCAGTATCCAAAAGGGCAGCACGGAAGCGGCCGACAAAGGCGGGCTTGATACAGACTGGAAAAAACGGATGGAAAGCCCGAAGGAGCAGCTCAAAGCGCTGACGATCAATCTTTCGGAGATCGGTATCACCATCGGCAGCACTCTGTTACCGGCCCTCGTCGACGTCACGCAAGCCGTCCTACCGGTAATGCAGTCATTCGGCACTTGGGCCGGTGAAAATCCTGAACTTATCAAAGGCGTCATCGGCCTAGTCGGTGGCCTTTTACTCGGCAAAATGGCCTTCATCGGTGTGGCTTATGGGGCCAATCTGGTGCTGTCGCCCATCGTGGCCATGAGCACCACTATTACGACACTTTCCTCGAAGTGGACCTTGTTGCGCGGCATGTGGCAGATGGGCAAATTCGCGCCCTTTATCAATGGTATGCGCAAAGGGGCCAGCGCTGTGAGTTGGCTGGCTCGTAGCAGCGCCGTGCTTGGCCGGGTGCTGGGTGGGAAGTTGCTTTTTGGTCTGCGCCTCGCTGGCCAGGCGATTCTTTGGCTGGGTCGAGCCTTGATGATGAACCCCATCGGTCTGCTGATCACGGGCATCGCCGTGGCGGCTTATCTGATTTATCGCTACTGGGAGCCGATCAAAGGCTTCTTCGCCGGCTTGTGGACGGAGATCAAAGCCGGCTTCAGCGGTGGTCTTTCCGGCATTTTGGGTTTGCTCGTTAACTTTTCTCCGGTCGGTATGTTCTACAGAGCCTTTGCCGGGGTGATGAGTTACTTCGGAATTGAACTACCGGGCAAGTTCACCGAGTTCGGCGGCATGGTCATTGATGGTTTGGTCAATGGCATCAGCAATGCTTTAGGTGCTGCCAAAGAAGCTGTTGTCGGTGTCGGGACTTCGGTAAAAGGGTGGTTTACCGAGACACTCGGCATCCAGTCTCCGAGCCGTGTGTTCATGGGCTATGGCGCGAACATCAGCGAAGGCGCCGCCATTGGTATTAGTGCGCAGTCAGACCTGGTGCGAAAAGCCGCACTCGGTATGGCTGCGCAATCGGGTGTCGATCTTGCACCACCGAACCCGGCCGATGTCTCCAGGGCGAGCATGATGGGGAGCGCTGGAGGCGCCGCTGCTGGAATGGGCTCAGGTATGGGCGGCGGGCCGAGCTTCACTTTTTCACCTCAAATCAACGTACCTGGTGGTGCTGACATACAGCAGCAAGTTCAACAAGGACTGCAGGCGGGCTATGTCGAATGGATGCGGATGATGGAGCGCTACACGCACGACAAGCGCCGCCGTAGCTATGGCCCATCTGATGAGGGGATCGCGTAATGTTTGCAATCCTGGGTGACATCGAATTCACCGTAGCGGGTGGCATCAGCGGTATGGAGCAAAGCGGATCCGCCGACTGGGCAGAGCACGCACGTATCCAGGGAAAACCTTTGCTGGAATGGGTCGGTGAAGGGCTGGATGAGTGCAACCTGACCATCGAGTTGCACCCGGTCCTGGGCGCCCCCGAGGAACGGTTACGAACCCTGCGCCTGGCCAAGAGCAAACATGAGCCTCTGGCCTTTGTGATGGGAAGCGGCGAGTACCTGGGCGCCTACGTCATCACCAACATCTCCAATGCCATCCGCCGTACCACGGCCGTGGGCCAGATCAAGGCAGCCACGGTTCAGTTGAGCCTGAAGGAATACACCGGGGCTTTCACTCGTAAGGTCGCCCGGCCGGGGCTGCTCGATTCAGCCTTGAGTGGTACATCTGCAGCGGCGGCCGGTAAGCCCGGACTCATCTCGCGGCTGATGCCAACCCCCAGTACCGTCCAGTCGGTGATTGGTTATGCAAAAACGGCCGGGAACATCTTGAAGGCAGGCCAGAACTTGTATGAGACGGTCAAGAGCGGCAACGCCTCGATGATCCTCGGTCAAGTCCCGCAATTGCTGGGGGTTACTGCCAGGGCTATTGGGCCGCTGCAAGGGCTGAAGTCAGTGGCCGGACTACTAGAGGATGGGGCCGATCTGTCTCGACTGGGTGAGAACGTGTTGGGCAGCGTGATGGGCGCTCGATCAGCCCTTAACCCGGTTGACCTGGGCAACATCGTTGATCGTTTCTCCGCCTCCCAAGCGTCGCTTGGTCAGGCGCTCACCACGATGGATGGCGCCCGGACCCGGTTAGCCGGGCTGGCGGCACAAGTCCTGACGAGGAAGTCCTGATGTTTATCGCGCATGTCACAACTGAAGGTGAGCGTTGGGACCAGTTGGCCTGGCGATATTACGGTGATGCTCATCGTTACTTACCGATCGTTGAAGCCAACACGCATGTGCCGATCACCGCTGCTTTGCCGGCGGGTTTGACCTTGGCCATCCCAATCCTTGAGCCTGTGGCCACCGCTGAGGATCTTCCACCATGGATGCGATGATCCCCACGCAAGTACCAGAAGCGCGCTTCGTGCTGGCCTATCAGCAGAGCAATATCACGCGGAACGTCAGCCAACACTTGCTCTCTTTGTCCTATTCCGACTACCTCACCGGTCAGGCCGACAGCCTGGAGGTTGAATTGGAGGACACCGAGGGTAAATGGCGCGACACCTGGTATCCAGGACACGGCGACAGCTTGACCGTGTCCATTGGCTGGGAGGGTGGGCCACTACGCGTACTTGGGCGATTTGAGATTGATGAGGTCGAGCTGAATTGCCCACCCTCAACGATCACCATTCATGCGCTGGCCACCGGCATTAAAGCGGCATTACGGACCACCGAACACCACGCTTATGAAAACACCACTCTGGATGCCGTGGCCCAGCAGATCGCGGCACGTCAGGGGCTGGAGCTGATTGGCAGTATCGAGCCGATCAAGCTCGACCGGTTGACCCAGCAGGAGTCCGATCTGACCTTTCTGCGTAACTTGGCGGCCGAGTACGACTATGCCTTCAAGGTCATCGGTGATCGAATGGTCTTCCATGCCATCAGTGAGTTGGCCAAGGGCGCACCGGTAGCCACTCTGGTGCTCCAGGACTTAAGCAGCGTGAACTTGCGTGACCAGATCAAGAGCGTCCCTCAGGCCATCGAGGTGAAGCACAAGGAGCCCGCGAAGAAAAAGCTGATTGCCTATAAAGTCGAAAATGGCGAAACCGTCGCAGTGCCCAGCAGCGTGAGCAAGGCCACCACCAGTGGTGATACCAAAAAGAGCCGCAAGCGCAGTGCCTCGGCCGAAGAGTCCAAGGCAAAAGCCAAGGCCGAACTGGCCAAGGCCAACCGCGAACGCACCACCGGCAGTTGGGGCGCTATGGGCCGACCCAACCTGCTCAGCGGCAATGTGGTGACCTTGGTAGCGGCGGGCAAGCTCGGCGGGAATTACCTGATCACGTCTTCGCAACACCGAATGACTCGGAGTGGTTACACCGTGGACAAATCAGTCTGCCGCATCTCCGCGCCCTCGATCACATTGGCCCAGGAGAACACCAAGCCGGACCTGGCTTTGGCAACTTACGGCATTCAGCAAGAAGTGGTGGCCTGACAATGGAGAATCAAACTGATGGGTGTTGAGCTGGAGTATGGGGAAGTCAGCGCTGTGGATCACCTAACTTGCCGCATACGGGTGCGCCTGGATGATCGCGATGGGGTTGAGAGCTACTGGCTCAATGTGCCCCAGCGCAATACCCAAGGCACGAAGCGTCGGCCGTTGCTGCCTGAACTGAACGAGCAGGTCGCCGTGTTGCTGGACTCTGACGGAGTAGGTGGTGTTTACCTGGGCGGGATCTATTCAACCGCCGAGCCACCGCCCGTGGTCGATGAGGACACGGACTATGTACGGTACAGCGATGGCACTGTCTCAACATATGATCGTAAGGCCGGGGTGATGACGTTGGATAGTGTGGGCGCATTGCTTGTGAAGTGCGGCCGGAATATCACGGTTGAAGCCGGTGAGCCGGTGGTGGTGAAGGCGCCGTCAGCGACTCTGGATATCCCGCAGGTCGCCTTGAATGGCAACCTACAGGTGAATGGAAACCTAAGCGTGGATGGAAATGTCAACATAACAGGCACGGTGATGGATGCAGGTGGTAACTCCAACCACCACTCTCACTAGATCATTTCTTTGCCGCGCCTTTCCTTCTTGCATCCCTCTGCTCAATCCCCTTGCGTTTATCCTCAGGGAGCAACTCAAAAAGGTCATTGATAGCGTTAGGGCTGGCGATCTGGTCTTCAACAATGAGATTGATCAAGCGAAATAATGGGTAGACGAATGTATCGCTATCCTTTAGGTCAAGGGTTCCAGGATGAACTGCCTCGTTCCCAATAACTCGGACCGTATCCAAAGCTTGCTGGATCTTACGAGGTAGTCCTTTTTCTACAAGTTCCGCAATCTGTGTATCAATCTTATTGGTTGTGCCCGTTAGATGCTGACAGAGCTTTTCTAGGCAGAGCCTTAGCAGTGCAGCGGCTGACCGAGGCGATATTGACGCAATTTGGCGTGCTTCCTCAAAATCCTCCTTTATCAACTCTGGCATTAGCGGGTGGGCGGGCGCCGCGTTCACCGACAGTGGATAAACCATATCTGCCTCAGTGAATGCTGCAAGGTCGAGGGAGACACCTTTATCAAGCGCTCTCAAACGCCATATGCTTCTTTTCTTGCAACTGTGGCATTGTGCGGACATAAAGCCTACAGGGCTGCGCACCCCTGCATTCAGGGCGTCCCAACTCATACCAGCAAAAGCCTGGCAATGGGGGCAGTTAAAGCTAGCTTTGTTGTATTCTGGAGGTACGAACTGACTCATCACTGTCTTCCATTCTGGCGATTATCTATATACTAATGCCTGCCGCGTTATTTCATACCACTCTCTTTAAACTCGATTAAAAGCCAGTGCCAGCTGGTTTTCGCATCATGGGCGCATGACGACGCCCACTCCTTTCACCAGCATCACTGCCGCCTACTGGCAACCCGCCCTCGGTACATCCGGGGCGGTTGTCGAGGGGCTGCGCGATATCGACCAAGCCATCCGAATCATCCTGACCACACCCAAAGGCAGTGACGCCCATCGTCCAGAGTTTGGCAGCGACATTCATCTGTATATCGACTGGCCTGTCAACCGAGTGACCCCGCACTTGGTGCGTGAAGCGGTCGACGCTATCCGTCGGTGGGAAACCCGAGTCTCGGTCGTTCAGGTGCTAGTGCTCGTTGAGGACTCGCGCATCGTTGTGCGCGTGCAGTGGCGTGTCGCGGACGGTGTCGCCCAGTTGACCGAGGTGCCTTATGCGCGAGCTGCCTAAACCGGTATTCGTCAAGATTGATCCAGCGGCCAACGAAGCCAGCCTAATTGCTCGATATGAAGGCAAGACAGGGAAAACACTGTATCCCGCGCAGGTAGAGCGACTGTTTATAGACCAGGTCGCCTATTCAGAGACTCGTCTGCAGATGGCCATACAAAGTGCTGGCGAGCAGCTCCTGGTGCGTTACGCCAAGGCTCCGATTCTTGATTACCTGGGCGAACTGGTCGCCACCCCTCGGCTATTGGCGGTCCCTGCGCGTTGCACATTGCGTTTCACCATGCCGGCCGCAGTGCAGCAACCATTGCTGATTCGTGCCGGCACTCGCGTCAGCACCCAAGACGCCAAACTGGCTTTTCTAACTGACCAAGACGCCATCATTCTGGCCGGACAGACTCAGGTCAGCATGACGGCCACGTGCTTGACGGTCGGAGAGCTGGGCAATGGTTGGGCTGTTGGCCAGATCGGCAGCATTGGTAACTCACCCGCAGAGGGACTGGTCGCAACCAATATCAACGTCACAGTGGAGGGTGCTGAGGATGAGGAGGACGACCGCTACCGAGAGCGGATCATCTTGGCACCTGAAGCTTTCAGCAACGCCGGCAGCCGGGGAGCCTATCGCTACCACGCTCTGGCCGTACACCAGTCAATCATTGATGTCGCCGTGCATGGGCCTGACGAAGGCCAGCCGAATGGCCATGTGGCGCTGTTCCCGCTGACCATTACCGGATTGCCTTCAGACGATCTGCTTCAACGGGTCAAAAGCCAGGTCAGCGGCGAAAAGCTGCGTCCGCTTTGCGACACCGTTCACGCGTATGCGCCCACCGAGGTCGCCTACGAAATCAAGGCACGCATCACTTTTTACGACACGGCAGATCGTGTTGAGGCCATGAAGGCTGCCAAAGCGGCAGCCGAGAAGTATGCCGTTGAGCGACGTGCAGGTCTCGGTCGCGATCTGGTCCAGGAGCAACTGACCGCATTGCTGCAGGTGAATGGCGTTTATCGGGCGGACCTGGGATTTGTAGGCGTTGCGCCGGTTGAGCTGATGGGGAATGAATGGGCGAACTGCACCTCGATCCAGCTTGAGGATGCCGGGGTGGTCTATGGCTAGTCAGCAATTACCACCGGCATTGGCTAGCGACGAGCGCTTCGCGGTGCTTTGCGAGCTGCTCGATGAGACGTTGGAAGGGCTCGATCTCAACGCCATGTTGGTTTACCTGGTTGACCTGGTTAAGCCCCAGTTGCTACCCCACCTCGCAGATCAGTTCTCTCTGCTCGATGAGGCAGCCTGGCTACTGGCTGAATCAGAGGAAGCCAAGCGCAATCTGATCAAGAACGCCGCCCAGTTGCATCGCTATAAAGGTACGCCTTGGGCTATTCGCGAGGTCATTCGCTTGCTGGGCTTTGGTGAGGTAACGCTCCAGGAAGGCTTGAGCAATCGAATACACGATGGGTCAATCACGAGAAATGGCGCTTACGTCCATGGCGACTCTTCCGCCTGGCCGCTTTACCGGGTCTTTCTTCAACGCGTCATTACCAATGATCAGGCCGCGCTCCTGCGCCGCCTTCTTCTATCTGTCGCTCCTACACGCTGCCGCCTGGTGACACTCGACTATCAGTCAGTCCCCATACGGCATAACGGCGTAGCGCGTCGCGATGGCCAATACAACCATGGGAGCAGCTAATGGCCGATCTACCCGAAATCAATGAATGGCCGGAAGGCATCTACCAGCTTGAGACATCCGACCCTGTATTAGGGGGGGCGGAAGGCATCGACAACTTGCAAGCTAAACAGCTGGCAAGTCGGACAAAATGGCTGAGGGATCAGATTGATAAGGTCATTGCTGGTACGAACGCTGTCGGCAAGGCACTCCAACTGAAGACAGCTCGAACGCTGAAATTCAAGGGTGCGGCAACAGGGTCGGGTACCTACGATGGCAGTGCAGATACTGAGATCACACTGGCTTTGGCTGATAGCGGAGTCGCGGCCGGTTCATTCACGAAGGTATCCGTCAACGCCAAAGGATTAGTCATAGGCGGGAGCAATCCAACAACGCTGCTCAGTTATGGGATCGCCGACGCCTTCACCAAAACCGAAACAATCGACTTGATTAACGGCGTGGGCCAATTCCCTTTAGTGGAGGTCAACACATCAAAGTCCTTGGTGGCAAACGAGTTGGGGCTTGTCCTGATTGATGCCAGCGCAGGGGCGTTGACGGTTGAGCTGCCCGACGCCAACTCGGCGCTGGGTGTTCGTGGTGTGGTGGTGCGACGGGTCGATAACACCATCAACCGGTTGGTGATCAAGGCGGCCGGTAGCAACAAAATCAAGTTCCATACCCATCTGAATGCGGCCGGCTATTCGTTCCTGGTCCTGATGGGGGCCGGGGATTATTGGCATTTGCGCAGTGATGGCAAGGGCAGCTGGATACCGATTGCGCGCTTAGACGGTACGGCACTCGGCCGGCCCGTGTTTGAAACGACGACCGTATTGAATCCGGGGGGTAACGCTCCGTTGGGCAATGCCCTATTTATTCGTGCCGATTGGCCATGGTTGTGGGACCACGCTCAGCAGTCGGGAATGCTGACTACGGAAGCCGCTCGTGGGGGTATGGAGGGCGGTTGGACCTCGGGCGATGGTGCGACCACGTTCCGTGGTCCAGATGCGCGCGGTAAATTCTTCCGCCCCCTTGACGAGTCTGCCGGGATTGATCCGGGCCGTCCTGCGGGCAGCTATCGGCTCGATGATTTCAAGAGTCACGCCCACTATGCACCTTCTGCAGGCTACGGCACGCAGGCGATGGGCGGCGGGAGCATCACCTATGCTACCCCGACTGGTGGCAGCACTGGCGCCGCTGGCGGCGCTGAGACGGTCCCGAAAAACATTGCCTATCCGGGCCGAATTAAAGTGATCTGAGGTGCTAATGAATATCTATGTGTTCGACCCGCTCGGCATCCTGACCGGGCCGTTTGAGTTTCCAGATTTTCCCGAGGTCCCGGGATTTGGCCAGTATCTGCCGGGCAATACCGTCCAGCTGGAAAAGCCTCTGAGCCAGCCCGAGGCTGGCCACGTATGGGTGCTGGTCGAGGAGAAGCCGCAACAATTGGCCGACTATCGCGGCATGGTTTTCCGCACGGAAGAACCAGGCGTCGCGGAGGAGTATTCCGCGCTTGGCGATCTGCCTGAAGGACTGACCGCCAAGCGCTGGCCAGGTCAGTTCTATGTGTGGGCTGGTGGGGACTGGGTTCTGGATGCGGTGGCGCAGATTGCAGCGGCGCAAGCGGGAGAGCGAGCGTGGCGCAATGCGCAAATTGCGAGCACCGATTATCTGGTCATGCCTGATTACCCGCTAAGCGCCGATCAACGCGCGGAGCTGTATGCCTATCGACAGGCTCTGCGCAACTGGCCGGAAGCCGGGCAGTTCCCGGATCAAAAAGACCGACCGGTGTCGCCGAGTTGGATCGCCGACCAACCCAAATAAACGCCCCGCACTGACGGGGCGTTTTCTTTTCCATTACGCGTAACACGAACATCCCTGACAGCCTCGCTTATGTGGGGCTTTTTCGTTTCTGGAGATTGAGCCTTATGAGTTTCTTTCACGGCGTCACCACTTCGTTGATCGACAACGGCGCACGGACTATTTCGCTGCCGTCGTCGTCGATCATCGGCCTGTGCGACACCTTCACCCCAGGCATTCTCGGCGGCGGTACGGCCAAGGCCGGCGAGCTGGTGTTGCTCACGTCCGAGCGCGAAGCCATTGCCGCGTTCGGCCCTGACTCGGCGATCACCAAGGCCGCCCAGGCGATCTATGTGCGCGCCAAAGCGGTGATCGTCGCGATCGGCGTCCCTAAGCTGGAAGACGCCGCGCTGCAAACATCCGCCATCATTGGCGGGGTGCTGGCCGATGGTCACCGTACCGGCCTGCAAGCGCTGCTCGATGGCAAGAGCAAGCACAACGCCCAGCCGAAACTGCTGATCACCCCGAAGCACTCGGCCACCCAAGCCGTGGCCACCGCCATGGATGCCCTGGCCGCCAAGTTGCGTGCGATCGCCATCATCGACGGCCCGAACACCACCGATGAAGCGGCCTTGGCCTACGCCCTGGAGTTCGGCAGCAAGCGTCTGTACATGGTCGATCCCGGCGTCAAGTACTGGGACTCGGTATTGAGCGCAACCATCGATGCGCCGGGCTCGGCGTGGGTGGCGGGCCTGTTTGCCTGGACCGACGCCACGTACGGTTACTGGGCATCGCCGTCGAACAAAGAGTTTGTCGGCATCACCGGCACCACGCGCCCGATCGAGTACCTGGACGGCGACGAAACCTGCCGAGCCAACCTGCTGAACAACGCAAACATCGCCACGATCATTCGTGACGGCGGGTATCGCCTGTGGGGTAACCGCACGCTGTCCAGCGATCCGAAATGGGCGTTCGTCACCCGGGTGCGGACCTGCGACATCCTCATGGATGCGATCCAGGCGGGGCACAAGTGGGCGGTCGACCGCTCGATCACCAAGACCTACGTGCAGGACGTGACCGAGGGCCTTCAGGCGTTCATGCGCGACCAGAAGAACGCCGGCGCGGTGATCAACTTCGAGGTCTACGCGGACAAGGAGCGGAACACGGCCAGCCAAATCGAGCAGGGCAAAGTGTTCTGGCGCATCCGCTTCACCGACGTGCCGCCGGCCGAAAACCCGAATTTCCTCATTGAAGTCACCAACGAATGGTTGACCGAAGTTCTTGAATCCGCCTAAGGGGCTCGCACGATGATTCCTCAAGTTCTCTCCAACATGAACGCCTTTGTCGACGGTGTGAGTTTCGCCGGCGACGTGCCCACCCTGTCGCTGCCCAAGCTGACGCAAAAGACCGACGACTATCAGGGCGGCGGCATGTCCGCCCCGATCGAAATGGGCATGGGCCTGGAAAAGCTGGAAGCGGCCTTTACCACCAACGGCGTGCGCCGTGAGGCGCTGAAGTACTTCGGGCTGGCCGATCAGACCGCTTGCACCATCGTCTTTCGAGGCGCCTTCAAGGGCCTGAAAGGCGCGATCACGCCGGTGGTGGTCACCCTGCGCGGTGGCATCAAAGAGGTCGACATGGGCGACTGGAAGCCGGGCGACAAGGCGGAAATCAAGCACGCGATCAAGGCCATTTATTACAAGCTCGAAATCGACGGGCGCGTGATGTACGAGATCGACCCACTCAACATGATTCAGGTGGTCGACGGCGTCGATCAACTGGCGGAAGAACGTTCGGCCCTCGGCCTCTAAGGACTCATAGAACATGACTCAAGTAACTCAAGACACCACCGCCCCGACCTTGCCGAAGTGGCTGAAGCTGAGCGATGAGGGCGTGACCGTAACGCTCAAATACCCAACCCTGATCAGCAATGTGTTGACCGACGTGGTGACCATGCGCGCGCCCAGCGTCAAGGACTGGCGCGCGTCCAAGGTCGCCGGCAACGGTGACTATGAAAAACAGGAGCTGTCGTTGTTCGGCAGCATGACCGGATTGACCGAAGCGGACCTGCTGACCTTGAAATACAAGGACTACAACCGTCTTTCGGCGGGCTATTTTCGCCTGGTCGAAGAAGACGACGTTTAACGCCGTCACGCTGCGGGACACGGCTCAACGCTTGGCCAAAGAGACCGGTTTCTCGGCGGCCGAGATTGAGGCGCTGCCCTTCGATCAGATGCTGTGGTGGCTCACGGATTGAGCCGCCTTTGAACTCCCCGACGTATAGGGCACGCACATGGCGAACAAACTCGCGCTCGGCCTGGTCATTGGCGGGGCGGTCAGCTCCACGGTGGGCTCGGCGTTCAAGGACGTCACCAGTCGCATCCAGCGGCTGGAGGCAACCGGCAAAAAAGCCCGGGTGCTGGAAAAGACCATTGGCGACACCATGCGCCTGCGCGACGAATGGCGCCGGGCGCACATGGCGGGCGAAAAGGGCGCCTCGGCGTTGCAAAAGCAACTCGAAAGCAACCTGAACAGCCTGAAGAAAGAAGGCGTGGAAGTGCGCAATCTGACCAAGGCCTACTCGGCCATGGGCCAGGCGGCGCACAAGGCCGAGCTGAAGGCCAAAGGTCACCAGCAACTCGACGAAGGCAAGCAGAAGCTCAAAAGCAGTGTCGGCCAAGCGGTGGCCGCCACGGCGGCGATGGCGATTCCGACCAAGGTCAGCGCGGACTATGGCGCGATCATTCGCGACATTGCGATCAAGTCGAACATTGCCAACAAGCCCGAAGAAGCGCAGATGTCGAAGAAGATTATCGGCACGTCGCGGGACACGGGTATGGCGCGTAACGACGTGGCCGAAGTGGTCAACGCCCTGGTGGGCGCCGGCATGGAATTGGACAAGGCGTTGTCTTACGCGCCGACCGCCGCCAAGTTCGCCGTGGGCCAAGGCTCTGACGGTGGCGAAACGGCCAAGATGATCAACGCCCTGGGGCAGAACGCCAAGATCACCGACCCGGCCATGATGCAAAAGGCCCTGGAGGCGATCGCCTACCAAGGGCAGGCGGGCAGTTTCGAAGCGGCCGACATGGCGCGGTGGTTTCCCGAGTTGCTGGCCGGGATGGGCAAGCTGGGCATCACCGGGATGGATTCGGTGTCGCAACTGGGCGCCATGCTTCAGGTGCAAATGAAAACCGCTGGCGGTTCCGATGAGGCGGCCAACAACCTGAAAAACTGGATGGAAAAGATCGGCTCGGGTGACACGGTGACGGCCTACAAAAAGGCCGGGATCGATTATCAGGCGTCGATGAATACCGGGCTGCAGAACGGCAAATCCACGTTGGAATCCAGCTTTGAGCTGGCGCAAAAATACATCGCGGCGACCGATCCGAAGAAGGCCGCCGCCATGGCAGAAGCCACGGCCAAGATCAGCCAGGAGGCGGACCCGGAAAAGGCCAAGGCCATGATCGCGTCCCTGGAGCAAGCCTTGCGCACCGGCGACCTGTTCGCCGACATGCAGGTCAAGGGCGCGCTGACGGCGTTCATGCAGAACAAGGAGCTGTATGCCAGTCTGAAAAAGGACTCGGCCAATGCCACCGGGATCCTGGACAAGAACCTGGAGGAGCGCCGGCAGTCGTCGGCGCAGAAGTGGTCGGAAATGGCTCAGGGCATGGACGACGCCATGCGCGCGATCGGCGACGCATTCCGCCCGGTCACCGACAAGGTGGCCGACGGGCTGACCTACGTCACCAAAGGGCTGAGCAAGCTGTCGGACGAATCGCCCAAGGTGGTGACCGGCATCGGCGCGGCCGTGGCAGCGGTGATCGCCTTTCAGAGCGCCATGAGTACCTTCAAGATCGCCAAGGGCTTGCTCAACATCGGGCGCGGCTCGCTGATGGGTAATCCGAACATCCCGCAGAAGGTGATCGTGACCAACATGGGGGCCATGGGCGGCGGTGGCGGTCTGGATGCCGGCGACCTCGATGGCGATGGGAAGAAGGGCAAGAAGGGCGGTAAGGGTGGTCGTGGTCGTGGTCGTGGCGGCGGTGGTGTCGGGAATGTAGTGAAAGGGGCGACGGTGTTCGCGGTGGTGGAGGCTGGTATCAAGGCCGTCGACACCTATCAGAACGCCGAAACGCAGGACGATAAAGCCGAAGGTTATGGTGCGGCCGCTGGTGGCTTGGCGGGCACGTTGTCCGGCGCTGCTGCTGGTGCCGCGTTGGGCACCCTGCTGTTGCCGGTCATTGGTACGGCCATTGGCGGCCTTGTCGGCGGTGTTCTCGGCAACATGGGCGGCGACGTTTTGGGCGGCTATCTGGGCAAGGCGGCGTTCGGTACGCCCGACGACCTGAAGCGTCTGCCGGCCGCCGGGCCGCTGATGATGGCCAATGCCGGCAAGGACATCCCGCCGGTGCTGGGCGGGATTGCGCAGTCGTTTGCGCCGTCGAGCACCGGGCCGCTGATGCTGACCAACCCCGGCGCCGGACCGGGAGCGAGTGTCGCCGCCACGTCGGCGGCCGCTGCGCCGATCGTGCCAGCCCCGCCGCCAGTGTCGTATGACCCGCGCGACCTCGAATCGAAAGACGCCATGCTGCTGCCGCACTTTGCCAACAAGGTGCGTTTCCCGGGCGCCGAGTTGCGCCGGCCCAAGGTCATTCGCTCGGGCCTGGAAGATCCGCCGCCGCAGCCGGGAATGGCGGCGAAAGCCATGATGTTGCCGGCGGCCAGCGCGGACGCGGCGGCCGGGGCACTGGTCAAGCCGATGGCGGCGAAAGCGGAAGCGCCCAAGGTCGAGTCGAACGTAGCGATTCAGGCGCCGTTCTCGCTGACGGTCAACGGCGACGTGAAGGATGGCAATCAGCTTTTTGCGCAGATCAAGCCGCAGCTCGATCAGTACTATCGCGACATGGCCAAGCAGGTGGGGAGCGCTCGACTGTTTGACGCGCCGCACGTTTAATCGGGAGGGCATATGTCTGATCAAAACAAGACCGCATTGCAGCGATTACAGTCGGGGCTGGGTTTCCTGGCCTCGGCCGGGGAAACCGGGCGGCGCAGCCTGGACGGAATGTTGGGGCCAGTGAATGGTGCGATCGGGGAAATCACCGGCGCCGCGTCCGAGCTGGAGGGGCTGCCCTTTGTCGGGCCGGCGGTCGGCGCCCAGCTTCAGCGCGTCATGCGTGGGGTGAATGCCGCTCAGGCCCAGGTCGGGAAAGTGGTGGCCATGTACGGCACGGCCACCCGGGCGCTGTCGCAAATTGATGAACGCATGGGCGTGCTGAAGGAGCAGGCGGGCAAGGCGGCGACGGCGATCGGCAAGATCGCCGGCAAGGTCAGCCCGGCGCTGGCCAACATTGTGCCCACGGGGGCGTTTGCCACGGACCAGACGCCGGCACCGGAGGCGGTGAAACCGTTCCCGCACCTGCTGATCATCCAGCCGCAAGATCCCAAGGCGCAGCCGTATTTCTTCAACCTCGACACGGCGGCCTTTGACGAATTGCGGCGCTCGACCGAATTCCGCTGGGCCTCCCAGGAGCGCCTGTCGCGGCGACCGGCGCAGCAAGGCGTGGGCATGGGGGACGAAAAAATCACGCTCAAGGGCGCGATTTTCCCCGGCTTCAAGGGCGGCCTGAAACAGCTCGACACGCTGCGCACGCTGGGCGCCCAGCTCAAGCCGCTGACCCTGACCACGGGTTATGGCGACGTGCTGGGCACCTGGTGCCTGAAAAGCATCGAGGAAGAACAAAGCTCGCTGATGCAAGGCGGGATCCCGCGTAAACAAGGGTTCACTCTGGAGTTTGGGCACTATGGCGACGACATGCAGAACGTCTGACGGGGATCTGCTCGACACCATCTGCCATAACTTCTATGGCCACCTCAACGGCAGCGTGGAGGCGGTGCTCGATGCCAATCAGGGGCTGGCCGATGAGCCGCAACCGTACCGTGACGGCGTGGTGATCCTGTTGCCGGATCTCGCGGCCCCTGCTCAGGAGCAAGTCACCCTGTGGGATTGACGCCGTCCGCAGTGCCCGCCGGCGAATCCGCGCGTTACGCGTAACGCGCCATGTCTGTCCCTTGACCCGCCGTGTGCGGGTTTTCTTTTGGAAAAAATCCATGACCCCCATATTTCGCATCGTGGCCGATGGTGCCGATATCACCGGCCTGATCAATGATCGGCTGATTCAGCTCAGTACCACCGACAAGCCGGGCATGGATTCGGACACGTTCGAACTGCGCATTGATGACCGTGACGGGCTGGTGACGTTGCCCCGGCGCGGCATCGGGATCGAGGTCTACCTGGGCTATGCCGAGACGGGGCTGGCCCGCCTGGGCCGCTACGTGGTCGATTCGGTCACGGTGTCCGGGCCGCCGGATACGATCGTGATCAAGGGCAAGGCCAGCGACATGCGCGGCAGTGGCAAGACCATCCGTAGCGGAAGCTGGGAGGAGGTGCCGTTGTCGAAGATCGTCGGCGATATCGCTGCGCGCAATGGCTGGGCGCCGGGGTGCTCGGTGTCGACGAAGGTCGCCCGGGCGGACCAGCTCGGCGAATCCGACTTCAATTTCGTCACGCGCCTGGCTAAGCAGTACGACTGCACGGCCAAGGTCGCGGACGGCAAGTTGTTGGTGATGCCGCGTCAAGGCGGACAGACCGCCAGCGGCAAGGCCTTCGGCGCGATCACCCTGACGCGCAGCGACGTCAGCCGCTGGCAGTTCAATCTTGAGGATCGCAACACACACAAGTCGGTCGGGGCCAAGCATCAGGACAAGAAAACCGGAAAGCTGGTGGTGGTGTCCCTGGAGAATGACGACCTGCCGACCGGCCTGCCGGCGGTGCATACCGATCGGCATATCTACCACGACAAAACCGCCGCCGAGTCTGCCGCCAAGGCGCGCTTGGCCGCGTTCAACCGATCGAGCGCCGGCGTGCGTTTCGAAATGCCCGGCCGCACAGATCTGTTTGCCGAACGCCCGATCATTGCCCAGGGCTTCAAGGTCGGCCTCGATGGCGAGTACCTGACCGATTCGGTCGAGCAGGTCTACACCCAAGCGGGCTGGTCGACCACCGTCGAATGCAACGGCGGCAAGCACGGCAAGGCGAAAGCCAAGGGCAAGAAGCCGAAGAAACAAACGAAACCGCTCAAAGTCGTGAGCCTGTAACCGCGCTGTTGCGCATCCCTAATCCGCCGTGTGCGGTTTTTTTATGCCTGGAGTTTGTATGGCCATCACCGAACAACAACTGCAACGCATCATGCCCAACGCCCGCCGCCAAGCGGGCGTTTTTGTATCCGTCCTCAATGCAGCCATGGCGCACCGGCAAATAACTACCCCGAAGCGCCAAGCGGCGTTCCTGGCCCAAGTGGGCCATGAGTCGGGTCAGCTGCAGTATGTCCGTGAGCTGGGTGGTGAGCAGTACTTGAGCAAGTACGACACCGGCAATCTGGCGGTGAAACTGGGCAACACGCCGGAAGCAGACGGGGATGGCCAGCGCTATCGCGGTCGCGGTCTGATCCAGATCACCGGCCGCAACAATTACCTGCGCTGCAGCTTGGCGTTGTTTGGTGATGAGCGACTGCTGCGCACACCTGAGCTGCTGGAATTGCCGCAATGGGCTGCCGAGTCGGCCGCATGGTTCTGGTGGGTGCGCGAGCTGAACGTGCTGGCCGATCAGGATGAGTTCGAAGTGATCACCCGCAAGATCAACGGCGGTCTCAATGGGCTGGCGGATCGGATGGAGTTATGGGGTCGGGCGAGGGCGGTGCTATGCGTCTCGTCGACCTGATCCCTGCGCCGTATCGGCTGCTCGCCAGCGGTGTCCTGCTGGTCGCATTGGCAGGAGGATCCGCTGCGTTAGCGTGGCAGGTCCAGGACTGGCGCTATGGCCAGCAGCTGGAACAGCAAGCTCGCCTGCATGCGGAAATCCGCAATCAACAAACGCTGGCGGCGGCCGCGCAGCAGCATGCCGAGCAAGACAAGCGCCTGGCGCTGGAACAGCGGCTTTCCGTCAGTGAACAAACTCATTACCGAGCCCTGAACGATGCCCAACGTGATCAAGGTCGCCTGCGCGACCGCCTTGCCACTGCTGATCTGCGCCTGTCAGTCCTACTCGACGTCCCCGCTGCCGGCGACAACGGTGCAGTGCCAGCCGCCACCACCGGCGGCTTGGTTCATGGCCCCACAAGAGCCCAACTTGACCCAGCGCATGCTCAACGAATTATCGGCATCACCGATGTCGGCGACCAAGGATTGATCGCCTTGGCGGCCTGTCAGGCCTACGCCAAAGAAGTCTCAACACCGAAGTGAAAAAAGAGCGACCGGGGTGGATGCGTCAACATCCAACCCGGTCGCCGTCCCTGCAGATTGCCCCTGCAAGTCCAGCCAAGGCTCTTACTCCGTGCACGAAGCGCGGCGAGCCTAGAGCCTGTTTATCCATACAGTAAAGGTCTTGCTATCAATGTCTACACCCATCATCCCTTGGATGGGCGGCAAACGCCGCCTGGCCGACCGTCTCATCCCGCTCTTCCCGCCACCGGCGGTGCCGCGTCAGCGGCTCAGCGATTTTGTTTTCTGTGGGCATTCCTTAGTCATTGCTCGACTACAGTTGAAAGGAACATTCACAGGGAGTGCTGGAAAATGGCGTGCATAATCTGCGGGGCAAGAGATATTCAGCTTTTCTCAGTGGGCCATTTTGTAGAAAGGGAATGTCCTGAGTGCGGGTATTACGGGGTGCCTAAGCAGGTAGTTGAAGAAATGTTGCTACGAAAACAACGCTTCGATATAGGGCGTACTCGGGCGTATTTGGCGATGCGGGTACAGAACAAGGAGTCTCCTTGGATAACACCAGTCGATATCAACAATCACCAACTATTGGATGCCTCGCTCGTGCGGACATAGGGGATCCTCGCCGGCTGGCGTGATTCAATAAGTTGAGGTATTTATTTATTTTGAACTCAGCCTGGCTGGAGGCCGACATGAGACTGCAAAGCGATATCGATGCA